GCGAGAATTTTCATTATGGTTTGAAGTTGCAAGAGATCTTCTTCTACCTTATCGTAATCGGCAGCTATGTTTCTTGACATAGCACCAACTAACAATGCAAGTACTGAATCTTCAGTATCTGCACCATATAAGGTTTTCCAGACTTCGATTTTGGATTCCTCTTCCTCAATAACATCCCATATCTTGTGATCACGGGGTGCTTTATCGATCCAGCTACAATCTAATGATTTTAGCATATCAAAACCACAAGGGTCTTTCCAGATCTTTGCGAGTTCTTTATCACCGCTTAGCAAATGAGCTACGGTAGAATCCAGTGAGGATAAAGCTATACAATAGCTTGCCCTACCAACAAAAGATGAGTTTTCAACTCCTTCTTTCATCTGAATAAGACTGGGCATTAACCCAGACTTAAGAACTCTTAAGACCCATGAGCCATACTGCTCATTGGCTAATGAACATTGGGCGAACTCCTTATGATTAGGGGAGTCCATTGATATTTTCCATAGCGCTACTGCTATGTGATCCGCCATAGACCCTGAGGAATATCTCAAGGCTAACCGAAAAGGAGTTGGTGTACACATCGATCCATTAATATAAGTGACTTTGGCAAAATCTGCTTCTGCCACTTCAGAATCTGCATGGATGAGCTTAGACTTATCTATATTAACTATAAAGTTGGCATATTCACAAACCAACTTATAAGCCTCATACACCGGAAAATCCTGGTGTTCATACTCAGGGATTACAGTCGTTAAGACTGAATCATCTCCTAATACAGTATAGCACTTACTAGCGCTAAACTGCTCTAGTCCACACATTTTCATGACCATTAACATCATGATATGATGACCAAGTGAGAAAGCATCAAAGCTTCCCAATAAACCTTGCGGTTGCCCTTCACTCTGAGTGTAAGGTATCGGATCATCCACAAACTTAGAAAAGAAATGTTTCTGAGTTATAGATAACAGGCGCCAGTAGTTTGCAACTTCTGGGCAAAATAGGTCATTGAGTACAGAATATTGGAAATTCTGACTCATCGTGTCTGTAGCATTTGAGAAATCAAAGCAATAAATACCTTCTTTCTCCGATTCCTCTGGAGTTAGATTCCACAATAGTGTCTTCTGTTGAAGGAAGCGTCTACCTTTCATCTGATCCTTAGAACAATCTGAGGCCAAACATCTTAATGCTTTCACTAATTTCTTGTGAATCCAATTACAACGATCCTGTATAGCATTCTCAGCTATATGGATAGCACGCATTTTAAACTTCCCCCCATTTCTTATGAGGAGAGTTTTAATACAGTACTTTGGAGTATTAGATTCCATCGTGTCCACATATGAAGACTGGTATCCCACCATCTCATCAAAAGCCTTTGTAGCATCTTCCTCTTTAAGAGTATCATGCTCAAAAACACTATTTAAGATCGATTCTTTCGGTCCTCCA